CCCTGCTTCATATCCTCAAATTTTTGCCGCGCCCCGTCCTTCAAGGCATTAAATTTATCAACGACACCCTGCTTGAAATCCTCAAATTTCTGCTTGATGTTGTTTACCATGTCGGAAGCCTTCTGCTTCAGCTCATCCCAGTGTTTGATGATATAGTCTACAGCTAAAGCAATGCCCGCTATGACAGCGCCGCCGATCAGGAAGGGCGCCAGTGTTGCAATCAGCGGGCCAATAGCAGCTATAATTCCCGCTATACCCGCACCGCCTACCAGGGCTCCGATTGCGCCCATCACGCCGCCTATAGCACCGACGATAGTGCCGATCGTGCCTATCACTGTACCGATCGCCACGAGCAGAGGGCCGATGATAGCAGTGATGCCGGCAATCTTCAGAATCATCTCCTGCTGTTCCGGCGTCAGGCCCTCCCATTTTTCTTTCAGATCCTGGATGATATCGCGCAGGGCTGTCATTCCCTGGACGATCATCGGAGCCGCGGATTCCACAATCTCCGCTCCGAGGTCCTTTGCCGTGTTCATGGCTGTCTGAAGCTGGTCCATAGGATCAACAGTGGCGTCAAACGTCTCGCCGACACTGCCGGCATAATCTTCCAGGGATGTCCCCAACTCCTCAAAAGATAAGCGGCCTTCCCTGACTGCGTCCGCGATCGCAGGGCCCGCCTTTGCTCCGAAGAGCTCGATGGCCGTCTTGTAAGCATCGGTTTTATCGGAGCCCTCTCCCATCTTCTGCTGGAGTTCGTCGAGGGCTTCCTTAGATGTCTTACCGTCCTTCGCGGCATTCTGCAGTGCTTTTTTCAGGCCACCAAGAGCCACACCGGCATCAACACCGTTCTTATCCAGATTCGCCAGGAGTGTTGCAGAATCGGAAAAACTTAGACCCGCATCATCCAGTGCTGTCTTGTTGGTCTTGAGCAGGTCAGACAGCTTGTCCACGCTGACTCCGGTGTCCTGTCCGGCTTTGTTCATGGTATCGAGCACGAGGCTCGCGTCTTCCGCATCGATTCCCCATGCGGCCATGGCAGACTGTACGGAGTCAATGGAGGATGATACATCCGTGCCGTTGATCTGCGCAAACTTGACAAAATCACTGGAGAGCTCTTCAAGTGCGTCACCCGTCAGGCCGAAGCGTGTATTAACTTCACCGACCGCATCAGCCGCTGTCTGGAAGTCTGTCGGGATGGTCTCCGCGATATTCTTCACGCGCTGCTGCATGTCTTCCAACGCCTCGCCGGAAGCTCCCGTCTTTGTCGTGACCGTGTCCATGGCCTCGTCGACTTCTTTCCATGCGGCAGTCGACGCAGCGCCAACAGCCACGATGGGAGCGGTGACATGTGTGGTCAGGCCTTTGCCGATCTCTGTTGTCTTATCGCCGACCGTCTTTAATTTACCGCCCCACTCCTCCAGCTGTGCGGAGTGTGTAGAGAGCTGATTATTGACGTCTTTCAAGCTCCTTTCGTAGTCGTTCAGCTTTGCATTGCACTGATTCAGCTCTGCACGCTTTTTTGCGATGGCATTCTCATCGCGGTTTTCTGCATTTTCCGCTTTTTCCAGTTCGCCGCGGAGCAGTTCGGATTTTTTCCTGTACTGCTCCGTGACCTTCTGGAGATATTCCTGACGGTCTTTCAGCTTATCGACCGCGCTTGTATTCTTGTCATATTGGCTCTGTGCGAGCTTCAATTCAGAGTACGCTTCGGATGTCGCAGCCTTTATACCTTTGAGCGACTGCGTAAATTCCTGCGCGCCCTGCGCTGTCAGCTCTATGCCGACTTTCCTAATTTCGTCTGCCATATGGTTTTCCCCAGAATTTTTCGTAACTCATCGACTGCCCACGAAAGAGCCAGTGCTCCCATTTCATACGATCGATTTCCTGTAGGTTTATCTCTTTGATGATCCCGTGCAGGTCTCCCAGTGCCAGACCTGTCATTATCAGCTGTTCGACGTCACCGCAGATACGATAGAGGCGCGGGATGCATTGGTCATCTTCAGCAAGCCTGCAGCATGCGTAAAAAAATCAGCAAAACCCTCGCGGGTGATATACTGCACGATCAGATCCAGATACGGAGTTGCATCCATGCCGTTGATATCCTCGACACTGCATCCGCACCCCATGGCAAGCAGTTTATTTACTTCCTGCTCGCATGATCCGATGTTGTCCATGAGGAGACTAAGCACCTGCCATGTCAGCGCGTCAGATGCTTCTTTTGCCTGCTGTGCGGCACGTTTCTGCCCTGCGGTCCATTTCTCCACCGGCAGAGGGACTACGTTGCCGTCCTTGTCATACATTGTCGGCGTTTTAAAACTCGCACGCTTGAGCAGGTCAGGGTCTATCGCTTCTTTCATCCCGGCGATGTCGAGGCGCTTTAATACCCTTGTCATCTGCCAGACATCTGTAGCTTTAAGGTCGTGTAAAACAAAAGCGGCAGGAGCTGTGTCGCCGCCTGCCGCCTGATTCTTCTGTGTCATTCTTTGTCCCTCCTGTTGATATGTTCCTCTTTATGATCCGGTCCCGGTTCCAGTCCCAGTCCCAGTTCCGGTCCTCAGTGCCTTGACTGCCGCAATACTCAGCAGGGGAGCCGCGAAGAATGCGTCCTCTGTGATGCTTGCGTTCTCTGTCTCGGAAGTCAGGCAGGAAACGTCCTGATTCTGGGTGTTGTCAAAGCCGTATGCCCTGATCTTTATGGTATCGGTCTGGTCACTGTGGGATTCCGTAGAAGTCGCGGTCTTGTCAGAATTCTCGACAAGCTTGCACTTGGGGAACCACTGCAGTTTCTTGGTACCGTCCTTTTTGATGATGGGGACACCATAACCAAAGTAGGGACGGGTCTTGACGCCGCCTGACATGATGATGCCGGTATCGACCTGGTCTCCGCGCATCTTGGCGAGGATATCCTCCGGGAATACCAGCTGTGTGACGCTGATGTCCTTGTATGTCACGATGGTGTCAGACTCGTAGACAGCGCCGGAAGCATAGGACTCATAGGAGTCCGCATTATCGGCAATGTCAACGTCTACCACTGTAGGCAGTTTGGTGACATCTTCCTCGTACCCTGCGGAGCTCCACTCGGTAGCGTTAAAGCAGATATACTGTGCGCCGACAGTATACTTTGTGCTGGGTCTTTTTTCGGTAATAGCCATACTTTTAACCTCTTATCTGGAATAGCTTGTCAGCCATCAGTTTGTAGTATCTTTCATTGTTATTGTTCCATGCCGGGTGCAGGTGCGGCTGCGCTCTCATCTTCCGCGTTCCTCGCTCCACAAACAGGCCGTAGTACCTGCCCCATCCGACTTCCACGGCAGCCTCACCGCTTTTCCGTCTCGCCTGCACACTGTCCAGCATGTGGGTGTATCCGGTACGGTTCGACCGCGGAGACGGGAGCTTGCGCACATCTTCTGCAAGCGCCTCGCCTCCGACCATGAGCACATCGGTGACATGCTCATCGTCCGCAATCTTTGCCCATTTATCCAGATCTTTAAAAAAGTCGTCCATTCCAGTGATCTTCATCACAGCTCCTCCGTCACATCAACGGAAAAATAGGAGTGATACCACCCTGGGCCGTGTACGCCCTTGACATACTCGTGCTGGATGGCGGGATGCAGGCCGCGGCTGTTCAGTGCGGATTTGAGTGCGAGGAGCTTCGGATGTCTGGCCGTCTTCGATGCAAATGATACCTGGTATGTGACTACTGTCTGGTAGCCATCACCGGACGCCATGTCATCTGACCAGTAATAATCCCAGTATGCGATCTTCGGGAAAACCTTCAGATCGTCAAGGTGCTGCTCGCCCTCTCTGGCGTTTATGCCGACAGAGTTGAGGACGGCAACAAGTTCGGTTTTTGTCATATCCATCAGTTACCCTCCTCAATAATGTCATAGTCCATCGGGGGATTGATAAGCGTGAGCTCTGTCTCGGGATACCCCTGACTCGAGAGCACATTGGCCTTGTTATAGACCTTGTGCTGAGTGCCGCCGATCATGCAGACACAGTTGGAGCTGATACCGTCCCAGACCGGGATGCGGATCTTCATGGTGATCTCCTTGTCGGCCTGCTCAAAAGTGACCCGCGTGCGGTCATAAACTCCGATATCCCTGTACCATATCCTGCTGATGTCCCTGGCTCTGATCTTGCGGCCTTCCTCGTCATCGACAATGTCATAGAGGAAGAAACAGCCGTCTGTGTATTCAGGCAGTGCCGCATGACGGTCAAGTCTCATCGCCGCTCACCCCTCTTTCCTCTGACAGCTGCCATGCGCGGATATCCGGTCCGTAATTCTGCAAAAATTCTTCTCCTCTGTGGAGCATGTCATAATTTACAAAATCCTTGAGATATCCCCGCGCTATGGTGTCTGTCTCGAAGTCTGCACCCGGCCTGAGGGAGTCCAGACGTGCCGCACACCTTTTGATGGAGCGGATGATCACCTCGTCATCCGTATAGGGCGGCACCTGGTTGTCAATCCTGATCTCTCCGCAGAGCTCATATAAAAGTGCATTATCCATTAGTACCGCCCTCCTTCAGATTATTCCTCGGTCTTGGTGAGCACAGTAGGAATGTACTCTTCCAGCTTGGTGACATTGAAAACATATGCTGCAGCATCATCAACTGCGCGGCCGTTGCCGTAGGTCTTGGCGATGAAGAGATCTGCATCGTCCATTGCCTTTGTCTCCCTGTACTCCTCGACCTTCATGCCGGAGAAGCCCATAGTGTAATATCCCTTCATGGTAATGACTGCCTTGCCGGCTGCGATATTGGGCTCCTGGATAACAGTGATCGGCATGAATGCCTTGCTCACATATCCGTTGGAGATGCTGTCACCATACAGTGCAGGGTTGACGTACTGGAAGACGTCGGTGGGATTGGCGATCAGGTACAGGCCCATGACGGGACGCTTGCCATTCTTGGACAGTGCAGTGAGCACGGGAGCCATCTGCTTGGGAGAGAAGCCGGTCAGGGTCTGCGCTACGGTCTTTGCGGTGTGGGTACCATCCTGGCTGACGGTGCCGATCTGACGCAGGACACCGATGGGAGCAGTCTTGCCATCACCATCGAGATAACCTGCTGCAATGCCGTCATACATTGCTTCTTTCAGGATTGCGCGGAAATACTTCTCGACATATCCGATCTCGAGATCGCGGATCGCCTTGGGGATGACACACCATGCATAGAGCTTGTTGACTTCGATGTTCAGGCCGGAGATGGTTGCGGACAGCTCTGCGTCATTGCTGATAGCAGCAGTCAGGGCGCCCCATGCGGAGGAGCCGGTCTTGGAAGCGGTCAGCCAGTGTTTGACATTGGCAGGTGCGAAGTTGATGAGCTCTGTGATGGGATACTCTGTGCGGACATCATCCAGAGTCCTGTCAACGGTCTCGATGGGGATGATGTCGATCTGGGAAGCGGTCAGAGACTGCTTTGCGCCCATCTGCAGCTTCTCAAAGAATTTCTTCTCATTCTCGGACAGATTGCGGAGGCCAAGGCTCTTCTTATACTCGGCATCCCTCTCCGCACGCTGGGACTCTGCGACGATCTGGTCAATGAGTCCCTTCTGGGACTCCGCGATGATCATCTCCATGGCTTCTGTGATGGCCTGGCCTTTGTCCTCTGCAGTATTCAGCTTCTGTACGATTTCATTTTTCATATCTTCTGTAAGATTGATCTTGTCGATTCTCATGATCATTTCTCCTTTGTTTTGAAATATGCATCCCAACCGGTCGGCTGTTCTGCGGGTGTATTTGTGATGGACCCGGAAACAATCATATTCGGGTCAATAGTGACTGTTCCGGGCGTGTTCATATTCGGGTCAATGGTGATTGAATCGGGTGTGATGATGAATCCTGTCCGTCTCTTTGCATCCAGCTTTGCCGCAACCGCTTCCGCAATTGCATCAACGTCAAAGTTAAACTCTGCCACCGTTGCCATGGGTGCGGTCAGCTTCTGCATGATGCTCAGAAATGCGCTCTGCTTCGGTTCTCCATCATCTTCCTCGTCATCAATGCCGGTCGCGAATCCATAAGCCACTGCATCTGCCGGCAGGATCCATGTCTCCGCGTCCATGAGCGCCTTGATCTCTTCCTCGGAGATCGTGGCGACCTGTTTATAGGCCTCAACGGACGCCTGCGTGATAACCTCAATGTCATCCGCTGTCTTCCGGAGCTCGGAAGCATTGCCCATGGCAATCGTCCATGCGTTGTGGATCATCAGCAGTGATGCCGGTGACATGACGCGCTTATCTCCGGCCATGAAGACCACTGAGGCGGCACTGCAGGCGAATCCGTCACAGATTGTTGTGATCTGTGCGGGATGCTCACGCAGTGTGTTATAGATGGCAAGCCCTTCGGATACATCGCCGCCGTAGCTGTTGATATGGACATTGATGGTCTTTGCCGTCACTGCCTTCAGCTGGTTGACGATAGTCACGCCGGACTGCTCACCCGCAGGCTCATAGGCCCATTTTTCGATATCACCGAAGATGTAAAGATCTGCGGTGTCTTCCTTCTGCGTGAGCTGGAAGTATTTCTTAGGCTCTTTCACGCCTTTTCCTCCTTTCCTTATGTTTGCTGAGTTTCTGGTTACTATTGACCATCGACTCATCAGCCGGATCATCAGCAGAGCCGTCGCTCGTACCTTCCTCCAAACCTTCCGTCGTATAGTTCTTTGTTAACGCCCTCGTAGTGGAGAACTCCGTATTGAGGGCGGGATAACCTACCATTTCAAAAATTTCATCGAGCGTGAATCCGATCGCCCGGAGCTTGTCGAGCTGGGGAGCGGCATCCATGACGTCTACGTGCTTGAAGTGTGCGAGCCATACAAAAGCTCGTTCACCGCTGATGTAATCCTTCTCGCCGACCAGCTTCGCAGACAGCGTGTCGTTGATGACTTCCGCAACAGGTGACACTGCATAAGTGATAAATTCATTTGTCGCGTCAGACTGCTCTGTTATCTGGCCGTTGAAGACTCCCAGAGGGATATCGTAGGCCGCCGCACATTCCTTGTTGATCATGTCGGCCATGGTCTGGACTTCTGTGGCATTCACATTTGACTTAAAATCGAGAAAATCGAGCGAAGTGCCGTTCTGCTCATGGATGATCGCCAGCTTCTTGCCGTCAATCTTGGACTTGAATGAATCCATTACATCATCCAGGGTGATACGGACTTCTTTCCCGTCCCGCGTCTTCCTGCGGAACTGCAGGTTCGCATCTGTCCGGTATTTGAATATGGGTGTGTGCGTGACGGTCTCCAGGGCCTGCACGGCATTCAGGGCGTCATTCATGCAGTTCAACACGTTATCGGTGAAAACCCTCATCTTCGCAGTATTGAAGCGGAAGTGCATGATATCATCACTGCTGATGCCATAGCGCATCGTGAACTCGTTGAATCCGTCCGTCAGCACAATATTGCTGTAGGTCTTCGGGAACATGACATAATCGTCCATAGTCCAGCTGTTGGCCCTGTAATACTTGCCGTTCTGCGTGCGGATCACAACAGCCTCACCGGTCCTGACAAGGTCACGAGCCACATTAAACCAGAAGTCTGTCCCTGTCTCGTTATCATTCGGACGGATATTGAGACGGTAATACTCCATGTCCTTCCTGCGGTTCTCGCCCTTTGTCAGTACGATCTCACTCTTTGCGATTGCCTTGGCGATCATTCCCGCGGCTTTTTCCTGAGCCATCGCCGCAAGCTGTACCTTTGTCAAATCTTTGGAGATGACATCCAGCAGGTTGACCACCGTGCCGTTATTTCTCTGAAAAAGCCACTCAAACATAAACAACTACCTCTTTCAGCAGGTCGGAGGAAAACTCCGCTGCCACATAAGCCATGAAACCGTCATTTTTTCTCAGCTTCGGCTCAATTTTTACGTACTGTATATTTCCAAACTTGTCCGTCAGTGTGCCGGTGTTCTGTGTGTACCAGCGCATGATGGCCGAGTCTCCGTAATCTATCAGATGCTCGGAAAATAACTTTTCTATCGTGGGTGCAATGATACCGCAGACAGAACCGATCTTCCGCAGCAATCGGACCGTCCCCTGGGGATTCTCCCGGGTCTCTATTGAGATGCCGCGCTCCTCGAAGATCGTCTTGAACAGTGTGAATCTGTATGTATCCATGGTGATCTTGACCACCTGATACTCGCGCATCCTGTCTTTGCACCAATCAACAATGTTTCCGATCGGGATCGTTGCTGACCTGACTACTTCAAAATCCCTGAATCCTGCCTGTCCTGCGTTGTCGATCGGGAATTTTATCGAGGACAGATACGGGGATTCAGAACAGATCCATGTGTGCTGTCTCCATTTGTGATTGCCGTCATCATCAATAGTCAGCACTCCGGCAGAGGCAAAGTCGCGGACATCGGCATAGTCGATCCCGATGATGGCAAGTTTCCCATTGGTGTCCTGTGATTTTCTGACTGATTTGCGCTTCACGTCTTTGTAGGAGCACAGGAGGATATTTTTCCATGAAGTGACTGCCTGCTCTTCCCTCAGCTGCGGAAGGTTACAGCGCTTGGTGACATACTCGCGGTATTTTTCGGGATCCCCTT